CTCAAATTCGTGCAGGTCTACCTTCAAAGTCGATTTAAGATGATGGTCAATGCCTATTTTCAGTAACTTAGGATAGATATGCCTGGCCGACCCGCTCCCATCGCTCTCAGAATGCTGAAAACGCCGAGCGTAAAGGCCAAAAGGATCGAGCGGCGGGGAATTTCGGCCGCGAGCGACAAGTTGGACCCGCCCGGATGGCTCACGGCAGACCAAAAGGCTGATTGGGCGTTTCTGGTGGAGCAAGCGCCGCCGGGGATGCTCGCCAATGTAGACCGCGGCGTGCTGACGATATTCGTAATAGCGGCCGATCAGCATCGGCGGGCATCGATTCAGGCTCAAACTCTGCGTCCCGGTCATCCGATCAATGCAACGGTACTTAAACAAGCGGCCATGATGATAAAGGCCGCTTCTGAACTCGGACTTAGTGCAGCGGCGCGCGCCAGAGTCCAGTTGCCGCCGCCGGCACCAGAATCGGGCGGTTGGGAAGGCATAGAATGAACCCGCTCGAAGCCTTCGCGACTGAGTTTCGGCTGCGGATTCGCGCTGATGAATGCGGTGATCCGATCATTCCTGGACGGCGTGGCCAAAGCCAGCTGTATTTCGATGAGGGCGAAACCGGGCAACTATGTTTGATGGTAGTCGATGGACCGGTCGCTCAATCCGGCCGCTGGAAGGCTTTAGGCGGGAAACTATGGCTCGGAGATATAGGGCGGCATCCGAAAACAGGGAAGAAGGTTCAGGACGTTAAAATTATCGGCATCCCGCTGGAAAATGCTAAGGGTGCGATCCGGCTGGCGAGGGTCAGGCCAAAAAAGCAAATAACGGAAGTCCAACGGGAAGCTTTAGCTAAATGGGGTCGGCCATTCTCCAAGAAAGCGGATGGGAGCGCGGATAAACCCACGTCTCAAGACGTAAAACCCGGCGTCGAAGCCTGGGAGGGGGTTGGGGCCACCCAAAGGCCAGCGACGCGAATTTTGACCTAAAAGATGCCCAGTACTGTCGCAGCCACGCACGTCGCGGCCGCGAGCGAGTATTGCGCGGGCGTCGAAACCGGGCGTATTGTGGCATGCCGCTGGGTAAAGCTGGCTGTTCAACGTCATCTGCGCGATTTAAAGCGCTTTGCCAAAGATGGCCCGTATGTCTTCGATGCTGCCGCCGCTGAGCGCGTGTGCGGTATTATCGAGCGCTTCCCGCACATTAAGGGCATCTGGGCGCAGCATCGCCACAAACTGACGCTGCAGCCGTGGCAAACGTTTATTCTCTGTTCTGTATTCGGTTGGAAGCGGCGCGAAGACAATCTTCGGCGCTTTCGCACGGTATATACGGAGGTTGCACGCAAGAACGGGAAATCCAGCTGGACGAGTGGCATCGGTTTGTATCTGCTGGCGTGCGATGACGAGCAGGGCGCCCATATTGTCAGCGCGGCCAATACGCGCGACCAGGCCAAGATCATTTTCGGCGATGCGCAGCAGATGGCCCGCAAGGAGCCGGGCTTTTGCGGCCGCTTCGGTATCGAAGTCCTCGCTCACACCATCGTGCAGGTTGCGACCGCTTCCAAATTTGAAGCGCTGTCTGCTGAATACTCCAATCTGGACGGCCTCAACCTGCACGCGGCATTGATCGACGAGCTGCACGCGCATCCCACCCGCGGCGTCTGGGATATCCTCGAGACCGCCACCGGCGCCCGGGCGCAGCCGCTTATTTGGGCCATCACGACCGCCGGCACCAACCGCGCCTCGGTGTGCTGGGAGCAGCACCGTTATGTGACGCAGATCCTCACCCGCGACATCGAAGATGAGACTTACTTCGGCATTATTTACACCATCGACGATGGCGACGACCCTTTCGATGAAAATGCCTGGCTCAAGGCCAATCCGAATCTGGGCGTGTCGAAGTATCCCGAGGCGCTGCGCGCCGAAGCTGCGCGCGCGCAGGTTATGCCTTCGGCGCAGACCGCGTTTTTCACCAAGCACCTGAATATCTGGGTCAACGCGGATGTCGCCTGGCTGCCCGCCGGCGCCTGGGACCGGCTCACGGATCCGCAGCTCGCGCTCGAAAACTATGAAGGCCAGCCCTGTTATATCGGCATCGACCTGGCGGTGCGCTCGGACATCGCGGCCATGGTGCTGCTCTTCCCGCCTTACGGCGCGCACCAGAAATGGGCCGTCTTCGCCAAGTATTACTTGCCGGCCGAGACGGTCCTGCGCGACGAGAATGCGCACTATCAGGGATGGGAGCGCGCCGGCCGGCTGACGGTGGCGGGCGAGGCCATGACCGATTTCGACTTCATCATCGAAGACCTGCAGCAATGGGGCGCGCGCTTTGAAGTCCGGGAAATCGCCTCGGACCCGTGGCGTAACGTGCCCTTCAAGATGTATCTGCAGAAAGCCGGCGTCACCGTGAATATCGTCGACGTGCGCCAGAATACCGCCACCATGTCGCCCTCGATGAAAGAGCTCGAGGGCATGATCCTGGACCAGAAGATCACCCACGACGGCGACCCGGTGCTGTCCTGGATGATTTCGAACGTGGTCGCGCACCGCGACGAGAAAGACAATCTCTACCCGCAGAAAGACACCCAGGACAAGAAAATCGACGGCGTGCTGGCGCTGCTGATGGCGCTCGACCGGGCCATGCGCGGCGCCGCGGTGGATATCGACTGGGAGAAAAGGCCGGGCCTATGGAGTATTTAGAAATCCGGTGTAAAACACGCGTCGCCGAGGGTAACCACCGGGAAGGGGCGACGGAGGGCTATTTCTCGCGCAGGATGTGGCAAGAATGGGCATTTTAAAAGCAGCCACTCCCGAGGAGCGGAGATGACCCGCCGCGAATTAGCCACCCGCTTCCGTAATGCGTGGGGCGCCCTGACGCTCAAAACGGCGATCGGGCCCCTGCCGTCGACCGTCCCGGGTTATCCGGCGCCCTGGCCCTCGATCATCCCGCAGGCGAGCCCCACGCTGGCTTTGCAGAGCGCTGCGGTCTGGTCATGCGTGAATATCATCTCCAAGGCCGTCGCCAGCCTGCCGGCGCAGCTGCTCGAGCGCTCGGATGTGGGCAGCTCGCTCGCAACCAAGCATCCGATGTTTGCGCTCTTGACGCGCACGCCCAACCCGATGATGACCCTGCAGCAGTGGCTGCAGCCCACCATGCTGCACCTGTTGCTGTATGGGAACGCCTTTACCTTCATCGACCGGCAGGATGGCGAAATTGTGGGCCTGTGGCCGCTGCCGGTGACGCGCGTGCGGCTGTTTTTCCGCGGCGCGCAGGCTATCGAGTACACCTACTACGACAACCGCGGGCAGTCTCACGTCTACGAGCCCGGCGTCGACCTGATTCACTTCCGGCTGTTTTCGCTGGACGGCTTCATCGGCCTGAGTGTGCTGCAGTATCAACAGATCGCCCTGCAATTTCAGGACAGCGCGTCGCAATATGCGCTGAACCTCTACCAGAATGGCGGCCGGCCAGGGGGCGTGATTGAATATCCCAACACGCTGGTCGAGCAGCAGATCAACAAGATCCGCGCCAGCTGGTCGCAGATCCACGGCGGCGCCGAGAACGCCGGCAAGGTGGCGATTCTGGACAACGGCGCCAAGTACACGCCGATCAATATGCCGCCCGATGCGCTGCAATACATTGATACCCAGCAATATTCGGTCGAGCAGATCGCGCGTATTTTCGGCGTGGCGCCGCATCTGATCGGCGCATCGAAACAGCCCACCTATGCCAGCGTCGAGCAGCAATCCATTGAATTCGTGCGCTATACCATCGCGCCTTATGTGCATGCGCTGGAAACCTCGATTGATTCGGCGCTGCTGGACGAGCCGTTTTTCTACCGGCTCAATATGAACGCCTTCGAGCGTTCCGACCTGCGCTCGCGCTATGGCGCTTATGCGACGGGCCGCCAATGGGGCTGGCTCTCGGTCAACGATATCCGCGCGCTTGAAGACTTGAATACTATCGGCGAGTCGGGCGATATCTATCTGCAGCCTTCCAATATGGCGCCGGCGGGCTCCAACCCGCTCGAACCCGCGCCGACAGGAGCACCCTAAATGGAAACCATCGAATTCCGCAAAGACTATAAACAATTCGCGCTGCTCGGCTTCAAGGATGCCGGCACATCCACCGTCGATGAGCAGAAATTCGGCAACTTCTCGGGTTATGCGTCGACCTGGTCGAAAGACAGCTACGGCGATGTCATTGAGCCGGGTGCGTTTGCGCAATCGCTGGTCGACAAGCGCGGCCAGTATCCGATTCTGTTCAATCATGATTCCGATAACTGGATCGGCTTTGCGACCTCGATGGCCGAAGACAAACGCGGCCTGGCGATGGCCGGCGGTCTGGCGCTTTCAACGACCGGCGGCGCGGATGTATACGGCCTGCTCAAAGCGGCCGCGGCGATCGATTTTCGCGTGGGCCTGAGCATCGGCTTTTATGCCACCGAGGTCGACTGGGACGGCGATACGCGCGTGCTCAAAACCATCGACCTGGTGGAAGTCAGCGTGACGCCCTTCCCGGCCAATAAGCGCGCCTATGTCGATGACGTAAAACACCTTCGTAACTTTGAGAAGCGCCTGCGCGACGTAGGCGGCTTCTCGGTGGCGGAAAGCAAGCGAGTGCTCGCGGTGCTCACCAACGCTACTCAACCCCCTGCGCCTGCTCGTGACGTTCAGGAAGCGCGGACATCTCAAACCGGCCTCACGGCCTTTAAGGAGCAGGTATGGCAGACGCTCAACCCGTAACCGATCAGCAATTGCTCGATAAATTCGGCAAGCTGCTCGAAGACAACAAGAAAGCA